CAAAAATAAGTGAATATATCATGGTACCAAATCTAGGTTGCATGACGCGTTCGCCTTTTATAGTCAATAATAAATTTTTAAGATTGCTAATTGATTGTGCTTCTGTTGAATACGAACTATTAAAAACTCCAACGCCATTGCTTTGCTCAGCATAATTTGCTGTTTCATCTTTACGTGATACGCTACTTTTATTAAAAGGTAACGTAACGCCTATGGCCTTATCAGGTAAAGTATTTATTGGTCGATATTGGTAAATAGTACGTGCCATTTATTATTTTACACCTTTCTTTTTATCAATAGCTTTCATTAATGCCGAGTAATCTTTTGTCATAGCTGTTACAGCCGCAGCAACGTTTTCATTACCTAAATTAACAGGTGCGCCATTTAGGTCAGTTGATGGAACTACATACGGAATATTATCATCCATGGAATGTCGCATACCACCAAAGGCCTGGGCCATTTCTGATCTAAAATTCATAGTCGACCATTCATCAACTGGAGCTGGTATTGTAGCTGTCTCGTTAAGTAAATCATTTAACATTGGATCTTTTGCAAATGTTTTTTTAGGCTGTTTATTAGTCATACGATTTAATTCTAATCCATGTTGTATAACCTTAGTATGATCTGATTTATTTTCGTTAAGCATTCTTTTCATTTCTGTACGAACAGCTTGTTGCACTTCTTCGCGTATAATTTTACGTAGTGCATTGAAAAATGATTTTGATTCCATATATTTATCTCACTTTTTAATAAATATGTAGATATTATAATGTTACAAGTTTTTACTTGCTTGCAGGATTAAAATATCCTACTATAGTTTTACTAGTAGCACTGACACTTTTATACGCTACAGTATTACCGTTACGTTCGCCTTTACCGCCCTTAGTATTACCTTCAATTGTTAATATACGAGTTGGTATACCGTTTTTATCAGCTATTACGCCTGCTACAATACCAATATGACTAAAATTGTATATGATAGCAGAGCCTAATATAGGGTTACTAGTAAATCTTTTCTCTTTTTGTGCATACTCTTTCCATCGAGATACTCCTGCTGATCTCGGACCGTCTGCATTAGCCTCTAAGTACCATGAAGTCACTGCAGCCGCACACCAAAAATAGCCTTCACCCACGGATTTTGGATTTGCTGTGCCAGTTTGTTTTAACATTTCATCAATACGTCCTTCCTTTATCATAGTTTTGTACGATGTTTTATCCGTAAATCCAAATCGCTGGCCTATAGATGTTTTACGTTTACTAGGAATTCCTCCATAGTTTTTATCTAGAGTTTCTTTCATTCCTATATCTTTTATTGCAACAGCAATAATACGTTCGCCAATTGTAGATCTGAATTTAGTCGGAGTATTTTTTATACCAGCCAATACTTCTGTATTATCAACGTTAATAGGTGCCGACACTAATTCATTTTGATTTAATTCGCCACGTATTAACTCGGCATATTCTTTTGTTGTCACTTCCGAAGAATTTTTTATGGTATTATATTCTGACTGCATAATTTTTCTATAATCAGCCGATAATACCGTAACAGCTTTATCAATTTTATTTTTTAATTTTTGTATTATCGATACTTTGACAGGTGTACCCCAATTAACAGTTGTCTGTTCAATATTATGTGTTGCGGTGCCACTACTAAACCATGTATGGATAGCAGCTGATATAATAGTAGCGCAATCAGCATGTGAAGCTTCCACATCTGTTAATGCTTTATATAAACTAGTAAAATTTGGTAATGTAACTGATGTCGGTGCAGTGCCGGTATATTCCGGCGACATCCCAGATGCGACAACAGCTGCATATACCGGCAATGCCGTTGTCAATGCATTAATATGTCCATTAGGCTGACCTGCAAATGAATTAAACGTAGCTATCATCTGCGCTCTACCGGATTCTACGCCAGTACTAGCAGGAGTGATTGGAATTAAATAATTACATATAGCATTAGATAATGCTGTGGCATTATTAGTATTAGTAGTTGCTGTATAAATAGCAGTTAAAGAGGCTTTAAGTATATTAACATCTAATGCCATAATTATTACTCAAGTGTATCAAAAGAGTCATTTGATGCAGTATCGACGGAATTACCAATTCCTTGATATGATGATTCGGCTGCCGTACTAACCGGTGTAGTTTGGGTGATTGGTGTTTGTGATGTAGTAACTGTACTAGCACCAGTAGGATCTAAAGTAGCGGTATCAGTTATTGCCAATGTAGTCTGTGTATCTAAATTAGCTGCAGGCGTAACAATTTCTGGTGTACTAATAGATGCTATTGGAGTACCACCAGATGATTTCATTGCAGTCAAGTCATTGAATATCTGTATAAATTTAGCTACATTTGTAGATAATCCAGTAGGCCCAACACCAGTTGCAATTGTCTCTTGCTGATTTGCAATTTTAGTTACTTCATCAACAAACTGATACATTAAGTTAAAAAACTTATTCATATCCAGTTTCCAGTCTGGTGTAGACATGGCAATTGTTTCTGATGCAGATAATACGATACTATTAGATTTGGAATTAAAAACTAAACGATCGGCATTAATAATAACCTGTGAATTTGAATAACTACCAATAGTAGATATTGTTTCATTAATTACCTGTGATGGTTTTAAGTCTACCTGTTGTTCTGATGTTATGTAAATAGAACTATTATCATCATTAATATTTTCAATAGCATACTGCGAGCTATTTTTTGTAAGAGATGATATACCATTTGCTATAACAATTAAAGGAGAGTTAGCGGCGCTGCCGTCCCATGGTGGTCGGTTGTTATAAATACTAGTATCACCTTTAACAGTTGAACTAAATCTAATAGCTGAACCAAATCTAGATTGTATTATTCTATCGCCTTCAAATGGCTGAAGAAAAGATAAATTAGACGTACCAAATGTATATAGTTTTGGTGATTGGAATATACTAGTAGATTGGTCAGTATTACGTATACCATTTTGTAATGTCTGATCACCAGATTTTACTGCCTTGGTATTATAAAACCCTGTCAATACATTAACGTTTAAGTTATTAACAGCGTTAATTGGCTTGGAATAAAAATAACCTGTGCGTATACGATCTATATTTGTATCACTGGTATTGGCCGTTGTTAATAATACATGTTCACCGGTTATTGGTATTTCAAAATCATTAGCATTTAATGGTGTAGCATATGCTTCTGTCGGTTGGCCACTATTATTACCACCATTATCTAGACGTACTTTAATAGTACCTTTCGGATACACAATACCAGTAGAATCAACAGTTTCTTTGTATGCCATTGAAGTATCTACTACTTCTGCATGTACATTCATTTATTACTCCTGTTTTCTTTGCAGTGTTTCAATTTCTTTTTCAGCTTCACGCAATAGACGTTCGCGTTCATCATCAGATAAACCAAACTCACCGCCATCTTCAGACTTATTACTTGCAGAAACTAGACGCTGTACTACAGCTGCTAATTTAACTAATGCATCATCATTTTTAACAGATACTTCTAGATATTCTTTGATCATAGGTACAATGACAGTTGCATCTCCTACATTTTTAATTAACGGCTGTAACTCTTGTATTAGACCGTCAATTTGCCTAGATTTCTTTTTTGAATTGTGGTATATATCTTTCATCAAGTCTGAAAAAGATGTACCTTTAAATAATTCGAATTCCGTAGACATACTGATTACCTTTTTTATAAATATAAAAACTAGGCAAATTCAGCTACATATGGTAATAGACGTCCGTGGTGTTGATAATAAGTAAACATACGAGTAAAATCAGCTTTCATGACATTAAGTACTCGAGTAATATTTTGTGTTTTAAGACCTGTACGTTCCCTAATTAAAATGTAGATAGATTTTTTATTAAAGTCTTCAATTGATTCACGTATACGAAATAGTTCTAAAATAGTATCGGCAATTATAATATCACGCTTGTTTGTGAATATCATACTCATGTTAGCATCATACCACTCTGTCCATAAATTAGTAAAGTCACGTAACGATTCTTGATAAGATGATATAGACATTTCAGTACCTAAGTTACGAGTCTCATCAATTAATATAGGTTCGACTTTGCGTTTTAATTTAGCATAGTTAGCATTGTTTTGAATAATAAGATAGTTCTTAGCTATAATACTAAAGTAACTAAATGCTTTACCTTTACCTTCCGTAAACTTATCAATTTTTTCATTTAAGAAAGCAACTACTTCGCATTTAATATCTTCGTATGGTACATCAAAATAACTAAACTTAAATGTATGATAAATGTTTTCAACTAATTTATTAAACGGATAATCGATAAATTCTCTGTAGATCTTATTACGTAAATTGGGACTAGTTTCCTTGTTATATGCAATAATTGCTTTCTCTGTAGTGATAGTAAAGTACTGTGTTTTACTTGGCTTTCTACCTCTCTTACCTTTAGGATCTATAGCTATATCAGCTTCTAGTTCGCTATAAAATGCTTCAACTGGTGACATTAGTACCTCTCATTCAATTGTTCAACTATATCTTTTAGTTCTTTAAATACATATCCAGTTTCATCATCTGATTCAAATGAACCTAATCTATCAATCTGACGCATACGAGATGCTGAATTATTCAATGTCTGTTTTATATCAGTAAATAATAATTCATATTCTTCGTTACTCTTTTCTAACTCAGAAATAACATCTTCAAATGTTTCAATTTTACGTAATAGATTATAACATATGAAACCTAATACAATTGTTACACTAACAAATATTGCAAGTAATATATAATAAATCATTAGTTGTCTCCAAATAAATCAGTAAATAGTTTAGCCGTATTCAGTCCATCCGTACTAGAAAGTTTATTATTTTTCTTAGCCGTAATAGTCGGTTGAGCTGATGGCTTGTTATCTCTCCACATTTCATACTCAATTCGAGCTGCCATATGGTCTGCATGATGTAGTATCAATGCCATATTATTTCTTAGTTTAGATTCTGGACTACGAGAAATATAATAAGGACGATTTGCTTCATCGTATAATCCGTCATGAATTCGAATGGCCTGATATTCATTCCAAGATACTTGTACTGTAAAATGTTGTAATGTCCATAAACTTAAATCTGGTACCATAGTAAATGGAATATTAGGATTATGTTTATACATTTTACCTTGATTCTTACGATGCCATTCAGAATCATTAGGAATATAAACTTCGCCGTTCTCTTGCGGAAATCCTGCCTTACCTAAGTCGTGATGCATTGCTGCAAATAAAAGTTCTTCTTTAGAAAAACCATCTACACTAGCACCAGATGCTTCCCAGGTATTATACAATGATTCTGCACAATCCATAACACGGAGTACATGATCTACATAACCACCTTCAAAGGCATTATGAAAATGATCCGTACTAGATGCTGGCATCATAACCATACGTTCTTCAAAATAGTCATACATTTTGTTCAATGATTCTGACCTGTTAGGAAATAGTTCGTTAACTCTTTTACGATACTCTTTCCAATTCTTTTCAATTTGTTCTGCTGATAAACTCATAATTTTAAATAATTTCGTCAATAATTCCGTACTCTAATAATTGTTCTGGCGTTAAATACATATCTGATATTTGATTGTCTTTCCACCATTTAACATCCTTTTTAGTTTTAGATGCTAATAACTCAGAGATACTATCCTCAATAAAGTTTAAGTTTTTAATATAAGAATTCATATCCGTTGTTTTACCATATAAATCCGTCGATGCCTGATGAAACATTACAGCTGATCTACGACTACACAAACGCGTACCAGTACCACATGCCAATATAACTGCGGCTGAACTCATTGCTCTGCCGCGGCATATTGTATTTACTTTAACATCTAATGTTTCAATATAATCAATAATACCTAACATTTCATATACATCACCGCCAGATGAATTAATTACTAAGTTAATAGGACTATTATCGCCTTCCGTTCTATTAGCAAGTATAGCACGTATCTTAATCATAAGTTTGATTAAAGTAGTGTTATTAATATCTTCATTCAGAAAAACAACCGAATCATTGATATCTACTAGGTTAGTAATTTGTTCATTAATAACAGTATAAGGATTATCTGTTTCAGTTGGCACTATAATAGTGTCATTGTTTGGCGTATTGGGCCTATCGTTATATATACTCATAACTAAATATAATTAATAAATAATTAGAAACAAAATTTTAATTAAGCTTTTTTAACTGACGTTCAACTTTTTTAAGTTGTGTTTGATTAGTACGAATATCTTTTTTAGTAACTGACTTACTTACTTCACCGCGCAGGAATACCATTTGTTCAAGTAACTGATCACGTAAATCCTCTTTTTCTTGTTTAGATAATCGACTCTTAACTACCGTATTATCAAATTGTGTAGCTGGTAATGTTCCTTTAAGAGTTGGTTGTTCAATACCTTTA